CGCCATATCCATCGCAGCGAGGTCGTGTGCGGAGTCTCGAACTTGCGCGGAGGTGCCGAAGTTCACATCTAGCCCCGAGCCAGATTGCGCAGTACGAATCGCGCCAATGTTCTGCCTCGTCTTGACCCCAAACCGCATCGCCTCCTGTTCGCCGACCTTGAACGCATAGTCCGCATTCTGTTCCTCGATCCGTTTGTTGGCGAGTGCGATGCCTGCCTTGTACTGATACATCTCCGACTCAGCCTGCGCACTCTGCTTCGCACCGCTTGCGCCAAGCAGCCCGCCGATCGCCGAAGACCCAATACTCAGCGCAGCCATAGTTGCCGGATCGGCCATCAAGGCCTCCTGATTACGAACGGGATTAGCAAGCCTTCGGGGTCCGCAAACTCTGCTCCAAGCCAGCGCAGCCAGCGGATGGCGCTAGCTTCGGTTGCGACGGTGTGGCCATGGATTTCTGGGTACAGCGCAAGCACCTCCGCCATCGCGATCCGGCTCTTGCGGATGAAGAGAAACTCGCGGCCCTTAACGGAGTCGGTGTGATAGAGCCAGATATACGCGCAAGTGTGGAGGAAGGTGGGTGGGATGATTCCCCACATCCCCACGAACTCCTCGTCAATATACCCAAACCAGAGATGCGTAGCACGGATGATGCAGAGACGGAAGAAGTGAAGCTGCTCCGGGGAATGACTCTCCCGCGCCTCAGAGACAATCTCAAACGCCTTCACCCGGTCCGCGAGCCTGATCACTGCGCTCATTTCGGCGTGTCCCCTGTTACCACTTGCGGAATCACTCCCAGCACTGTGGCTGGGTAGGGTTGATCTTGGCGGATGCAGTACTGCCCCGGCACGGTGTAGGTTGGGTCGAGGTAGGTGCGGGCATCCCCAGTCACCAGCCCTGACACAACCTGCGTCCCTTGCCCCGTCAGCATACTCGAGACGTTGCCAAGGACGAGGTCTTTCATCGCCACCAGCGTGTCGAAGCTGGATCCGATCTTCAGCGCGAGGGTGTCCGCAACCCGCACATCCACCGCAGGGATCTTCTTCACCTTCCCCTGTACCGTAGCTTCACCTGGGCCGAGGTCGAGAGCGAGGGTTTGCAGATCGCAGGTGTATGCGAGGCCGACGGTGACGAGACTTGCGGCAGGGGAGATGGTGAATCGTCCGTTCTGGGGCATTACGAACGGGGTTATCACAAGCCCATCCGCGGTCCCGGTGACTGTCTTCCCTGCGAGATGCTCCGCACCGCTGAGCGTGGTAGTTGCGGAGCCAGAGTAGCGCAGCGCGGAGTCAACGGACCATGATTCGAGGTAGTCTTGCGCCGCAAAGTTGCGCTCCGCAAGCCGTTCGATGTACTTCATCGAGGTACTGTTGATCGTCCGTTCGACCACGAAGTACACCGCATCGACTGTGGTGAGGTCGGTAAGGGTCTCGGTGACTACACAGACGGATTTGAACAGTCCGCTGGTCTCGCTGTGTGCCCAGCCGGTGAACTCTTGTTCCTTTAGGAAGGTGAGGGAGAGCGCAACCCCGTCGTTCCGCACCGCCCAGACTACCTTGAAAGGTTCCTCGGCCCAGGCCCATTCGGTGAGATAGTAGCCGTAGAAGAGATGGCTGGAGAGGATCGAGATGTCCGTGCCAGTCCAGACGTTGGAGTAGAAGTTGTAGCTGACATCACGGACGATGGAGCCCTTGGCCTGGACGAAGAGGATGTCGAAGTTGGAGACAATGGGCGGGATGTCATTCGCACCGATCGAGCTCTGCGCGGTTGCGGAGATGTTCAGCGTGGTGATTGGGACTCCGTTGGCTCCACCGTTGATCAGCCAGTTCTGCCGATCGGTGAACATGATCAGGCCCGCGGGGGTCGGCACCATGGACTTGATCGAGTTGAGCTGCCCAGATGCGAGCTGCTGGGAGATCGCATCGTCTTCCTGGATCGGGTTGGAGATGTCGTAGTTGAAGTACGCTCCAGGCTTGGACATGTTGAACTGTTGCGGATTGCCTGACGGCCCTGCGAGGACGAGGCGTTGGTTGATAAACCCGCAAGTGGATGGATTGCCATTCGACGCAGTACCGAGCAACGCGGTCGCAGCCGCTGCGCCTGCGGAGAAGGTGATTGCGGGGGCTGCGAGGTATCCGTCACCTCCGCTAGACAGCAAGATGCCAGACACAACCCAAGTCAGGTTAAGCGTGCAGCCCGCACCCGCTCCGCTGGTTGTGGTGGAGATAGGGTTGGTAGGAACGCTACCCGAGATCACCAACGGCGGTGTGCTACCACCAATCAGCTGCACACCGGTCACAACACCGCCACCGCCAACCGCGGTGATTGACCAGTACGCCGTACCCCCGATACCAAGCGTGTTGCCGACCGCGTATCCACCGCCACCACCAGCGACGGCGACGGCTGTGTTTGTCATGATCGCGACACCGACCGCAGTGTGTCCGCTACCACCTGGGGCTGCGAAGGTGACGGTTGGGGTTACGGTGTACGTTCCACCAGCAGTGATGGTCGTACCGATAACACTCGCACCGCTGAATGGGTTCTGGGTAACCGGCGGCGTGACAGAGAAGTCCGGGGCGATGTTGCTGTCTTTGAACGTGGTCCCGGTTGCGTTGCCGATGAAGCCGTAGCTGGCACCGCTTGGCACCGCTGCGCCATAGCTAAGCTCCGCGCGGTACACGTTGTAGCTTGCGCCGCCGGTGACTGCGTTCCAGGTGATCGTGTTCGTGCCCGCAACGCTGCGGATGTCTTGGATGTTGGCGAGGGTTGCCGCAGCACTAGGTCCGCTCTCTTGCCCAGCTTGGTCGGAGGCCGTGACGATGTAGGAGTAGTGCACTGTTCCTGCGGCAAGGGAAGTGGCCGCTGCGGTGCCGGAAGGTGTGCCGACTGTGGATCCAAAGATGATCGGGGTGAGGGTCCAGTTTGTTGCGGAGTTCAGCGTCAGCACGTACGGAGCGTAGTTTGTGTGCGTCAGGATCATTGAGTTGACGTTCTGCACAAACTTCAACGTAGCGAGATCCGTGGCTGCGTAGGGGGATGAGATACGGTAAACCCGCTGTACCGTGCCGCCTGCGGTGTATGCGGTGAATGTGGTTGAGTTAACCGCAACCCCAGTGGTGAAGGCGAGGGTGATCGTGCCCGCGGTCCGTGCGGTGATTATGTAGTAATGTCCGTTCAGCTCCGTCATCCCACCAACGCTGGTGATGTAAACCCAGTCACCGACTGTGTAGGTGTTTGCAACGGATACAACGCAAGGGTTGGCTTGGGTTGCGCCAGTGATGGCGATGGTGCCTTCCAGAACCGGCGCACCGTTGTTGAAGAACCGAACGTAGTTCTGTCCGAACTCGAGAACGTAGCTGACCGTAAAGCTGGCTTGGAAGGGGATTAGGCGGACCGCAGTGGAGTCGCTGTAACAACGCAAGATGTACTTCGTCCCCGGCCGCGTGCTTGCGCCACCGCGATAGTCAACGAAGAAGTTCTTCAACAGCGCCGCTGCGGAGCGGTACTTCTCAATGTCCACACGCGCGTAGAGGTTTGGTGCCCACTCACCGCTGTTAAACGAGGACTGTATCCGTGGCTGCGACAAAGCAAAGCTCCTAGAAAAGCGGAAGCAATCCGCCCCAGTCGAAGTTGGAATAAGGTCCGCTGGAGTATTCAGTCCAGTTGATCCCGCGGGTGCGGATCCAATCCGGCGTCACATCGTTAATCGTCAACCCTTCATTCCCATCCGCCTTCCGCGCTTCTTCAATATCCCGATTCGCAAGCTGGATGCACATGTTGGCGAGTTGTTTGTCGCCGGTCAGTGCGATGCAGAGATTCGCACCAAGCCACTGGATCCAGGCGCTTTGGAACAACGTGTCCATCACGTTCGGATCAGTAACCTGCTTCACATAGGCAAGGGTGGCGAACTCTTGATTCGTAAGAATCACACGCTGATCCACTGGCAAGGCGCCAAAGCCAAGAATAAACACCGCACCCGTACCACTCCCCGTTGTCGAAGCTTGCGACGAGTTACTCGCGGGGAAATAGAAGTAGCTGCCGCTGGATGGTGTGGCTGCGCCGGCGATTAGGTTCACCACCGAAACCGTCGCTATCGCTCCCCCACCGCCAACCGTCACAACCTCCAACACCGCCCCCGCGCCTTGCGGAGCGTTGGCGAGGAATGTACCAAGACGGCTGTTGGTACCGGTGGTAGTTGGGATTGGCGCAAGGGTGACCTGATCGGTTACGGCATACCCCGTTCCACCGGAGGAGATGGTTGCGGAGGTTACCATGTAGAACTGATCAACACCAACCTTAAACCGCACCGGTGGTCCTTGCCAGAACTGCGCTGCGCCACCGGTGACCGCGGTGGTAATTGGGATGCCTCCGGAGAACCCAGTCTGCGTTGCGGGGATAATGAAGCAGGCACGGAGGCAGTCTACTGGGTACTGGTATTCATACGCCCACGGAGGCGGCGGCTGACCCTTTCCCCAGAGCGTGGTTGCGGCGCTGGTGTTCTCGGGCGTGCCGGGTGCGGAGGTGATTAGACTCAGATTCGCGTAGTTGAACGCACAGTCCCACGGCGCCATGCGGAGGAGATCGTCGCGGGTGTTGGTTAGGACGAGGTTGGCTTGGATCGCCTCGTTGGTTGTGTTGTTCGTAAGCTCCGAAGAAGTGACCGTCGTCCTTGTCCCGAACGACTGCAAGGCCCGGTTCACAATGTCGACGGTCGTTGTCATTAGTGTCGCCCCTGCGTTCCGCAAACGCCGTGGTTGGTTCCACCGAGCCCCGGGCCCTCGCGCATCTGGCCACTAGGCCCGACTGGCGGGTCGTAGGGAAGGTCCTTGGGTTCGCAGCATCCACCGTTGGTCGCACGGGGAGCTTGCGGTTGGTGCGAGTCACGTCCGTATTCGTCGAGGATCTCTGCCATCATCGCCTCCGTTCGTTGCTGTCTTCGAACTTGCGGTGCTCGTTCGGAAGTTCGAGCTTGTGTTGAAGCTCTTCATCCGACCTCGGCTTGGTCGGATCGGCGCCGGTGAGTGGGGCTTGCGGAGGGACTTCCTGCCCTTTCCGCGAAGCCTGCTCGATTGCGTCGTTGATCTCACGGAGTTCCGACATTGCGGCGCTGGTGAGGTGGGTCATGGTTGGCGCAACGGTGGACACCTTCTCCACCACCGCAAGCAGCGCCTGCACTCGCGCGAAGTCAACTTCCTTC